ATATCTTCTCATATAAGATTCATGCAAACTTACAAACTTTTTATCGGCCATATGATTATTTATGCCAACTTGCAAATAATCACACGTTATATAAAAATTCTTTTATAGTATTATACGCTTCAAACACTTCAATCTCATCTTTACAAGCAGGCTTTACAGGTTTTTCATATTCAAACCTATGAGATGTATGCGCATCAACAGTTTCGATAAAAGATATACCATCATGATGAACCTTATTATAACGAGGTAGATCAAGCTCAATAAAAATCGCTCGTTTCAATGCGTTAGCTAGATCTTTATGATCAACGTCTACTTCAGTAACAAGCTTTCCTCTAATCTTCATATCTAATTATATTATAGTTCCTTAATAAGCATATGCAACATTAAATATAATAAATGGCCTTGATCAAATTAACAGATACTGCAGTTAGTAATTTAGATGGTAATTCGCTAAAGCAAGGATATCTTTATAAAGATTTATTTTTAGATTTAGAAACTTCTGTTTATTACAATAAACAGTTTAATAAATCTACTATACTAAGAGATGCACAAGGTCTATATGATGAAAATGCTGTTCTTAATAGTATAGCTAACATTTTTTTAACTGCTCCAGGTCAAAAGATATTAAGTCCTGAATTTGGTTTAGATTTAAGAAGATATCTATTTGAACCTATAAGTGATTTTAGTGCATTTGCTATTAAAGACGATATACAGAATAGATTACCTTTAATGGAACCTAGAGTCGAAATAGAAGGTGTAAGTGTAATTCCTAATCCTGACGATAATGAGTATAGGATTAACTTACAAATAAACGTTCCTTCTTTAGATGTATATGGGATCTCAGTAAGATCGGTATTAAATAACAACGGATATATTATATTTTAATTATGGCTACTCCTAACAATAAAGATAATGAATTTTTAGAATTCAATTTACCACAAAACGCGTATGTAGCTTTTGATGCAGTAAATTTAAAAGATTACATAGTAAATAGACTTAACACGAACGAAAAATTCACTGACCAAAATTATGATGGTAGTAATTTAGCGGCAGTAATAGATATTATAGCCTATTCGTACCATGTTTTACTATTCTATCTAAATAATACTGCTTCTGAAGTAAATTTTGATCAAGCTTCTATCTATGAAAATATGAACAAGATAGTTAAGCTTATAGGTTATAAGCCAGCTGGTAAGCAAACATCTATCGTTCCTATTAACGCAGTAGGTACGGCTGATATGCCTATAGCAAATTACACTATAAGAAAAAATTCCTACTTCTTAGCTGATGGATTTCAATACAATTTTATTGATGATTATTCTTTTAATAAAACTGTAGCAGGAACTGAAACTTTAAAAAGTTTAAACGATTCAGTAATTTTATATCAAGGAAGTATAAAAGAATATCCTGATTATACCGCTCAAGGAGAAGAGTTTGAATTAGTTCCTATAGTAGTAAAGAATATAATAGATAACAATAGTGATAAATTCATAGCTGATAATACTATTGATGTTTATGTAAAGGAGGTTGATAGTAATACATACTATCTTTATAAAGAAGTTGATAGTTTGTATCTTTCAAGTTCTACAGATAGAGTTTATGAGAGGCGTTTAAACGAAAACGGATTTTACGAAATAAAATTTGGAAGTGGAGTTTTTGGAAAAAAATTAAATTTAGGTGATATAGTTTCTATTAACTATATTCAATCAGATAATACTGAGGGTGTTATAAGTAAAAACGTAATAAATGGCGGTGCATTGTTTGTATACGATTCTTTAAGACAGAGACAGATCTTTAATGATACATTTGCAAATAAAAATGAAACTATATTTATTGACGGTACAAATTCTTCTTTATTAGAAGTTAACAACCCTCAAAATTCAACTTCTCTTTCAGATGAAGAAACAGTAGATGAAATAAGAAAGAATGCACCTAAAGCTTTTTCTTCGCAACTAAGATTAGTTAATGAATCAGATTACGAATCATTTTTAGAAAAGAATTTAGCGAACGTACTTAATAGTATATCTGTAGTAAATAATGATTCATATATAAATGAATATATACAATATTTTTATGATATTTGTGTAGATCCTAATAAAGTAAATAGAGTGCTTATAAATCAAATTAACTTTGCTGATGCATGTGATTTCAACAACATTAATATTTTTTGCGCGCCAAAGTTTACTGTTACCCAAGATAAATTCTTTCCTCCATATCTTTCAGAATCTTTTAAAAATTTAATTGTTGATACGTGTAAAGATAGAAAAATGGTTTCTAATACAGTAGTGCCAAGAGATCCTATTTATATGGCTTATGGTTTAGGATTTACTAATTCATCTGATTTAAATTTAAGTTTATTAGATGAAACCTGTTTATATATAGTTAGAGAGCTTAATAACAAGATTAATAAAAATACTTTAAGTAGCAGAGCAGCTAATTTAATTAAATCGTTTTTTGATCCTTCAAATAATAAATTAGGTCAAAACATTAATCTAAATGAACTGAGCAATAATATACTTTCATTAGAGGGTGTAAAAAGAATATATACAAAAAATGAATCTACTGGTGCTAGTATAGACACTGTTTCTTTTTTAACATTTAATCCTCAGTACGAAACAAGTGATATAACATTAGTTAATCAAGATATTACTTTACCATACTTTAAGTTTCCGTACTTATATTCTCCACTATCCTTAACGAATCGTATCAAAGTTGTAGATGAGTAATATAAAAACAGACTATGCTATTTTTGATGTCATAGATTATAAAGGAGAAGCTAAGCTATCTTCATATAATCTTGATATTACTCCTCTTACCTTTAAAGCACGTATACCTGAAGATGAGAGTAGAGAAATACCATTAAACAACCAAAAGATTACCTTTGATTTTGGTGACGGTAGTTTTGGAAATGCTTTAAGTAGTTCTCACGTCTACGAGTATCCAGGTGATTACACAGTACGTATGATTATACGAGACTGTAAGAATAATTCTATTTTAGCTTCATATAGTGATTCGGTTCATATTAAAGATTATATAACTAATACATTTTCATTGAGTATGCCGCCAGGAGATATTGCAGCTACTAAACCTGCTTTGGTTTTATCTGCTAGCGAAATATCTGGACCTATTACGATTACATCTCAGACTCCTTTCTATCAAGATTTTCAAGATATATATTATAGTGTTTCAGGTAGTGATGTTGAAAATTATTTCAATTTACCTCCTAATAAGTTTAACTCATTAAAGAAATACTTTTCTATATATGAAAGAAATTACTTACCTACCTTATCTTCTTATGAATATGTTGAGTTAGATAAAATATCTCTTTCTTCACAAGATATATTTGCTAGATTAAATTTAGATGGTACTATTAGTTACGGTTTAAGTTCAAGTTTATCTAGTGTGTATGTTGGTAGTTCGGGTAGTAAAGAAATATATGTTAGAGCAGAAGAACAGGATACACCTATAAATATTTCATTTTTTAAAGACAGAGAAAACATATTTTCAAATAGTTTAAAAGGATATAAAAATAATAATTATACTAATAATTTTGATATTACTTTATCTTCTTTTACTAGTCCTACTTCCGGACAAACTTTAAGTGCGATTAAATTTACTTCAAATGGTATTGCTGGAGAGGGTATAGAGCAAGAGCCATTTGCAATTAGCAAAACACAATACAAAGGCTTAGGTATACCTTTTATTATTACACCAGTTAATAACGATAATTTTACTATGAAGAGTTTAACTGCTGGTACTCCAACCTTTATAGTATTATCTGGCGCTTCAAGTAATGTTTATAATGTAGATAATATAGTACCATCTTCATATTATACTATTTCTAATTTAGCTAATACACTTTCATCAATTAATACTGATTTTTGGTATAGAGGTGTTTTAACCTTTAATGATAATTTATCTGCTTCAGCTACTAGAATAACTCTAAGCGCCAGAAATCAGTATACATTCAATACAAATAGCTCCTTATTATCTACAGTAAATGGATTAGTAACATTTTCTGCTTATCCTAAAGATTTTTATAATTTTTATAAGCATAATGAAAATTTTGACTTTGAGCAAAATATTAAAGATATGAGATTTCAAGAAATCTTATTAGATAAAAATGTATTCTTTACTGATTTTATAGGAACTATCTTTGGTAACGTAAGTAGTAGATACGATCTTTTAGGTAAAAAGCTATATGAAAAGATCTTTAATTTTGTCTCAAATAATGGTGATATTGATGTTTGTGATATTAATTCATTGATTAGTTTAGCCAGTCTTACTGATGATAATGGTATTGTTTTTGATAGAGCTTTAGCACAAGAACCTGCAGAAGTAAAGCGTTTTATTGATACTTTAAGTTTAAGCTACAATAAATTTAGAGGTAGTAGAAATAAATTTGATGAAAATTTTGATCCAAAAGGAACTACTACAAAAGAAATATATGGTAAAAATTTAGGAGAAGAAATAAATTCTTTAACGTATGAAGTTACTGCAGGTAATGATTTAGTTGCATATGAAAAATATAGTAATTCTTATTTACGACTTAATACCTTTCAACCATTAAGCGCATTAAGTGGAATTAATACTGGACAGATATCAGGTAACAGTAAAACTTATATGCTAAGTGATTATAGTACAGACGTAACTAACTCTTCTCTCAGTGGTGGAAGTAATTGGGGTTGGCCTCTTATATTACCTACTACGTATAATATAGAAACAGTAAATAAGTTTTACGAATTTTATTCGTTATCAGCAGTGACTGATAATACTATTTTTAGTGGGTTAATTGACTATACTAACGGATTAACTAATGTTAGTTTTGATGAATCTTTAAATAGTCTTGAAGGAGAAGATAATATCTTTGATATTAACATACGAAACTCTTTATTTAGTAGTCTATCCCTATTTTAGAGATAAATATGTTTAATGGATAACATTACTACAGGGTTTCCAAATGTAAGCCAATCTATAACTAATCCTAATGTTAATAGTGATGAAGCATTAGATAAGTTTTCCCCGTACTCCTTTTTAAAATTTATAGAGATAGTAAGTGAGAGTTATAAACCTGAAACTCTTACAGCCTTTTATAATCATTATGTTAATAAATGGAATACTCGAAATGTAGCCTTAGATAAAACTAACACCACCTCTATTTTAGATAGATATAGAGACTTCTTAAGGGACATAACTTTAAATTTTTCTTCTAATGCAGAAAGGAAATTTTTAACTCAATTAGATTTTAGTGATAGCTATGATATACAAGTAGCAATGTCATTTTTTAGTAAGAAGATACGAGATATTATAACTTACTACAAAAAGAAAAGAAATACTCTTCATTACTCTTTAACTAAGAGTAAAGTAAAAGGTAGTAGCGTAGGAGTTGAACAAGCTTCTAAAGATATTATCATAGAATTTTTAGAGAATAGAGATACTGGTAATATTGATTACAACATAAATGATATTAAGAAAAATATTTCTGTTACTTTAACTGAGTATTACGATAATTTTGCTCAATATTTTAATAAACCTCCTAATGTAAAAGATTATGGGGCTAATTATAAACAATACGAACCTGGTATATTACAGGGGGATTCAAACTTATTTACAACTTTAGAATCAGATTTAGTTGATCAACTATTTTCTACAGTTAGTCAAGATCTAAGAAGTATTAAAGAAGTAGATCAAGTTTTAACTTCTAAAAAAAGACAAACAGAGAAATTTATAGGTTCAGATTTTTATTACTTGTCAACAGATAGTAATGGTAACTCAGATATTGGCCTGTTGTTTGAAGCTGAAAAGCCTTATGCTAATTTTATAAATCAAGATTTTCCATCTACTGCTTCAGTTTTCTCTGATCAAATAATTAGTGAAAGAGATTTAGGATTTTTTAGACCTCATAATTCTGGAGTAGTTACCATACAAGGTAAAAGAATAGATTTTTATAAAAAACAAGATTATAAACCTAATCAATTTTATATATTTCCTGACCCTAATTTATTTACTAACAATGATTCTATTTTAACCTTTATAGTAGATACATCGTCTTCTTTAAATAATAGCAGCAAGGGTGTTGCAATAAACCAACCAAACTCAAATAAAGATAGTACTAATTTTTTAGGGTATGTCTCTGAAGTAGGTGACGAGAGAGATATTAATACAGATTTATCTTATCTTTATGATCAAGGTTATGTTGACGATGGTAAGAAAGATTTATTCGGAAATATCTTTGGGTTAGTTAAAGATAATAATTTTTATAGGAATAATTTAATAAAGGAAACTCCTAAAAGAATAAAAAACTTAGTTTTAAACGGGTATACGTTTTTTGATGATTTGTATAGCGAGGGGTACAGTTTCGATTTTACTACTACAGATAGTTCAACTTACGCACAAACTATAAGATCCGGTTTAACGAGCTTTACTAACGGTTTTAATGCTCCTGGTGATCAGTCACCAGATTTACCTTTATCATCTTTCTTTATTTTTAGTAGATTTTTTAGTCCATATGAAGAGCTAATAGAACCTGATAACTATCTAACTGTAGACTATACTAGACCTGAATCAATTACATTTGATGCTGATGTAAAGGAAGGAGCATATTTTAGATTTTCAGATTCTGAAACATTAGCTGATCCTGTTAGATCAGGTTTAAGTGCTTTTAGTGAAAGTGCTGATCAATTTTATTTTTCTGAATTGGTAGAAGCTGGAATAGGTTACTATGATGGTGGACTAACTGTTGTCAGAGCTTTAAGCGATAATACTGGACCTGGTACAGCATATAGAGCAGGTATATCGCTTTATGATGGTCTTTCTGGAGATTTTTCATATAATGTAAGATTATCAGGGGGTAATGGAGTAAAGAATTATGATGGTTCGAGATTTACTGATAACATAATTTTTA